ATTACTATAGTAACGGGCTATGGAAGTGTATCAGGTGCAGTTGGTATATATGGAAACATAACTGCTGGTACTAGTGGTACTGGATTCTTTATTGGTAATGGTAGTTATCTATCAGGTCTTGCTGGTGCAAATGTTACAGGTACTGTATCCAGTGCAACCACAGCAGGTACTGTAACAACTAATGCTCAACCAAATATTACAAGTACAGGTACATTAGCAAGTTTGACTGTCACTGGTAATATTACATCAGGTAACGCTAACTTAGGAAATTTAGTTACATCAAGTTACTTCACTGGTGATGGTAGTTTGTTAACTGGGCTAAAACCTAATTTGTTTATGACCGTTGCTCTAAGTGATGAAACTACTGCAATTACTACCGGCGTCGGTAAAATTACATTCAGAGCACCATTTGCTATGACTCTTTATCAAATACCAAGAGCATCATTATCAACCGCAAGTTCATCTGGTAATCCTGCAATAGATATTAATAAAAACGGCACAACTATTTTTAGTACTACATTAACAATTGATTCTGGAGAAAAAACAAGTACCACCGCAGCCACAGCAGCAGTATTATCTACAACTACTTTTGCAGATGATGATGAAATAACTATGGATATAGACACTGCGGGCACAGGCGCAACTGGCCTAAAAGTTACTCTTTATTATAGGAGAACATAATGTCAGGCATGTTACTTAATTCTTATATATTTGCATCAGGTGGTGCCCCTAGTGGTCCTCTTACAGTAGATTTCTTACTGGTTGCTGGCGGCGGTGGTGGTGGCGGCAGACGAGGTGGAGGTGGAGGCGCCGGCGGATATACTTCATATACCTCCCAAACTTTAAATAGAGGTACAACCTACACTTTTACTCTAGGTGGCGGTGGCAGCGCCGGCCCTGCTGGAAGTGGCACAGGTGGAACTGGTGGCTCATCTAGCTTGTCAGGATCAGACATTACAACTGCAACCGTAAGTGGTGGGGGCGGAGGCGGGTCAAGCATAGGTGCAACGTCTGGTAATGCTGGCGTTGGTGGAGGATCAGGCGGCGGATCAAGCGGTGGAACTACTGCTGCTGGCGGATCGGGAACTGCCGGTCAAGGCAACAATGGCGGCCGAGGTGCTGGAGGTACCAACCGCGGAGGCGGCGGGGGCGGTGGTGCAAGTGCCGTTGGTGGCAATGGTATAATAGGAGGATCGGCAAATACGTCACCAGCTGGTTCAGGTGGTGCCGGCTCATCTTGGTTTGATAGTACTACCTATGCTGGCGGCGGTGGCGGCGGCGCATATTTTCCTGGTGCAAGTTCTAGAGCTGGCCCCGGTGGCGCAGGAGGTGGTGGCGCCGGGGGTGAAACATTTAACACAGGAATTGGCGGAGCTGGTGGTACTAATACTGGCGGCGGCGGCGGCGGCGGTGCTGCCGGTACTGCGGTAGGTGGAATCGGCGGCAGTGGAATTATAGTTATTCGTTTTGCTAATTCTAGTCCAAATTTACAAGCAGTAGCATCTTCTGATTTTACAGGTCCAACTGATTCAGGCGGGTATAAGTATTATTGGTTTCGCGCTTCGGGAAGTTTTACATGTTAAGGAGAAAAAATGTCACATTTTGCACAAATAGATGAAAACAATATTGTCACTAGAGTAATAGTGATAGATCAAGAAACAGTGGATACTGGATTGTTTGGAGAACCAAGTTCTTTTGTACAAACTAGTTATAATACACATGGTGGAGTACACTTATTAGGTGGTACACCATTAAGAAAGAATTATGCTGGTATAGGATATACTTACGACTTAGGTCGTGACGCATTCATACCATCAAAACCATTCAATAGCTGGATATTAAATGAAGATACTTGTCAGTGGGATAGTCCAGTTGCAATGCCTACAGATGGCAAAGAATATACCTGGGATGAGGATACATTATCTTGGATAGCATCGGATTGATACGATAAATATATAAAATACAAGACTTATCTAATAATATGACTACACAAATTACATCAGATAATATAGCAACATCAACCCTAAACAGTTTAGGTGGTGGAATAAAAATTACAACAATTGCATATCCTGGTATTACGACAGCGGCAGATATAGCCGGAAGTCAAACAATAACAGTTACTGGTAGTGGATTTAATAGTGGTATTACAGCATATATCAATAGTACAATATGTTCTACAACATATGGTAACAGCACAAGTTTAACATTCACTACACCTGCAACCAGTGCCGGAACATACAATGTTATATTGTACAACACAGACGGAACAAATGGTACAAAGCCAGGAGCAATAATATTCAATTCTCCTCCAGTCTGGGTGACAGCTAGCGGTGCATTAACTGCGGGCACCAACAATACTGCTTATTCACAATCAGTTGAGGCTACTGGTACAAGTATAACATACGCAGTAACCTCTGGAGCACTGCCTACTGGAATAAGTTTAAATTCAAGTTCAGGTTTAATTTCAGGAACTCCTACTGTTGCCAATACTTTCAACTTTACTATAACAGCCACTAACAATTACACCCAAACCACCGCAAGAGCATTTAGTATTCTAATAGCTGACGTTATTAATGCTACCGCTTTGACAATTGGTGGCGGTGGAGCCGGCGGAACAGGATACTATGGTGGAGGTGGAGGTGCCGGCGGAGTATTAGAAACATCTACTGTTTTTCTACTCGCTGTAACATATACAATTACTATAGGCCCAGGTGGCGTGGGTCAGGGCTCACAAACTCAAAGAGGCGGGTCTGGAGGAAATAGTTCAATCTCTGGATCAGGTTTCACTACCATCACTGCTGTAGGTGGCGGTGGCGGCGGAAGTCGTAACGCTGACACCTCAGGAGGCAATGCTAGTGGTGCCAATGGCGGGTCCGGAGGTGGTGCTGCCTACCCCGATACAAGTGTTGGTGGTGTAGGTGTTTATCCTGGATCAACATTTTTAAATCAAGCAAGGCAAGGGTATGACGGTGCACCAGCACCGGTATTTGGTACAGATTATGGTTGCGGCGGCGGCGGTGCAGGTGCCCGAGGCAACTATGCTTCCGGAATCCCGGCCAATCGTGAGGGCGGCGTAGGTATTCAATCATCAGTAACTGGTAGCGCAGTATATTACGGCGGCGGCGGCGGCGGCGGATATGGTGCAGCAAACTCGGGTGGCACTGGCGGTGGCGGCACTGGCGGCGGCAGTAAGACTGCCGGTACGGCAAATACTGGCGGAGGCGGCGGCGGCGCATTTCCACTCAACACAGCAGGTTCCAATGGCGGATCAGGGGTGGTCATTATCAAATACCCTGATACATTTGCCGCAGCAACCACAACAGGTAGTCCTACTATTACAGCAATCACTGGATACAGAATTTACAAATTTACCGGTACTGGTACATTTGTAATCAATTAATAAGGTAAACACATGGCACATTTTGCACAACTTGACGAAAACAATATAGTGACACAAGTGATTGTGGTACACAACAATGAACTACTAGATAACGAGACAGAATCTGAATCTAAGGGCATTTCATTTTGCCAATCAATATTTGGCATAGATACAGTATGGAAGCAAACTTCATACAATGGTTTGTTCCGCAAAAACTTTGCAGGAGCAGGATTCATTTATGATGTAAAGAGAGATGCATTTTTAGAACCAAGACCTTTTGCCAGTTGGGTATTAAACAACGAAACATGCAAGTGGGGACCACCTGTGCCTTACCCAGAAGACGGTAAACGACATGTGTGGGATGATTATACCAATACTTGGATAGACTTGGGTGAAAAATTAGCCACACCTGTTGAGACAATTTAAGAAAGAATTTGATGGAAAATATTGAGTTAGGTTACTTTGGTAACATTTGGGTCAGACAAAACATGTTGTCAAAAGGTGAAGAAGCACCAGGACATGTGCATTACTTTGACCATGTAACATTGTTGGCAAAAGGCAGTGTTTGTGTAGAAGTAGAAGGCAAAGAGCCTAAAAAATTTGTGGCGCCCACATTTGTAGTAATCAAAAAAGAACTGATACACAAGATGACTGCACTGGAAGATGACACAGTTTACTATTGTGTGTTTGCACTGAGAGATGTTGATGGGGAAGTTGTAAGTGACATATATGGCCCGCAACATGATCCCTTGTGTGCTTGGTATGCCCCAGATGATTACTGGGAAAAGAAAAAACAAATAGAACATATATAATATTATGGAAATAGGATCAGGAATTACAATCGGTGGTGGAATATCAGTAGCAGTACCTCCACCTAACACTCCAAGTATTGAGTACTTGATTGTGGCCGGCGGCGGCGGTGGCGGTTACGATTTTGGCGGTGGTGCCGGTGCTGGTGGTTTGCTGGCCAATACTGTGTCGGTCAGTGCTTCTATTACATACACAGTAAGTGTTGGAGGCGGTGGCACAGGCAATACAACCAATAATGGTGGTCCGGGAACCAATAGTTCTATTGTGGGCACCGGAGTCAATGTGGTTGCCACAGGTGGTGGCGGTGGCCGCAGCTTCCAGCAGACAAAAGATGCCAACAATGATGGTGGATCTGGTGGTGGCGCCCGAGGAAATAGTGGCGTTGCCACTGATGTTGGAACAGGCATTGTTGGCCAAGGCTACAACGGAGGTAATGCTAGTGCCGGAGGTGGAGGTGGTGGTGGCGCTGGTGCCGTGGGCGGCGCAGCCGGCGAGTCTTTTGCTGGAGCAGGTGGCACAGGTGCGGCATCAAGTATTACTGGAACTTCTGTAACTTATGCTGGAGGTGGCGGTGGTGGAGCCTATTCTCCATACAATGTAACTGCTGGAGCAGGTGGCTCAGGTGGTGGTGGTGCAGGTAATGCCTCACCTGGTGCCAATGGCACTGACGGTACTGTAAATCTTGGTGGCGGTGGTGGTGGTGGAGCAGGTAGCGCCGGCAGGGGCGGCGCCGGTGGGTCGGGTATTGTGATTGTTCGTTATGCAGACTCATATGTAGCTGCTGCCTCAACGACAGGTTCACCAACAATAACAGTAACCGGCGGATATAGAATATATAACTTCGCTAGTTCAGGTAGTATAACATTCTAAGAGAATAAAATATGGCATTAGAAATAGGATTAGGAATATCAATAGGCTTAGGGATTGCATTAAATTCCCTAGATGTAACTACACCATCCACAGTTGAATACTTAGTTGTAGCAGGTGGGGGTGGTGCTGGACAAAATTATGGTGGCGGTGGAGGAGCAGGTGGTTTATTGACTAATACTACTTCTGTAACAGCAGGATCACCTTACACTATTACTATCGGTGGTGGCGGAGCCACTAACGTATCTGGTACGAATTCATCTGCATTTAGTATAACTGCAATTGGTGGCGGTAGGGGCGGCCAATACACAGGAAGTCAAGTGCCGCAGAACGGCGGATCAGGTGGCGGCGGAGGTTCAAAGGCGAGTGGCACTCAAGCTGGTGGTTTAGGAACTGCTGGCCCACCTAGACAAGGATATGATGGTGGCGCAGGAAACGTTAGTGGTGGAAATCAAACTGCTGGTGGAGGAGGTGCGGGTGCTGTAGGCGAAACGGCTACTAATGATAGCACCAAAGGTGGTAACGGTGGTGTTGGCCTAACATCTTCTATATCAGGTACCGCAACATATTATGGTGGCGGTGGAGGTGGCTTTGGATTTACTTCTGGTGGTGGGGGAGGTAGTGGCGGTTTAGGTGGAGGTGGCATCGGTGCAGGTTACCCTTCTACATTGCCTACTGAAGGAACTGTTAATACCGGTGGTGGTGGTGGTGGTGGATCAGAAGATAATTATACCCCTGGAAACTTTCCTGCTGGTATAGGACAAGCAGGAGGATCTGGCGTAGTAATCGTTCGTTATGCAGATACATTTGCAGCCGCTGCTTCAACTACAGGTAGCCCAACTATAACAGTAGCCGGCGGATATAGAGTATACAAGTGGACTGCCTCAGGTAGTATAACATTTTGATAATTGAATATACAACCTCTTGGGTAGAACTAGTATAACAAAAATACGCTAAATAATATAATAAGGTATAAAAAATGGCATTAACGGTAGTTAAATCATCTGGCATAGACATAACCGGTAACTATACAGTTAACGGAATGACAATAACTGCCAATGTTTCAGCCGCTAATGCTAATTTAGGCAATAGCGTAACAGCAAATTATTTTATAGGTAACGGGGCATTATTAACCGGAATAGCAGCAGGTTATTCAAATACAAATGTAGCGGCGTATCTTCCAACATATACAGGCAATGTTTCTGCTGATTATTTTATAGGCAATGGTAGCACATTAACATATATTACCGGTGCTAACATAACTGGTAATGTAACTAGTGCAGTACAAAGTCATTTTGCAAATATTGCTAACTCCGTAGCAGGAAGTAATATTAGCGGTCAAGTAGGCAACGCATTAGTTGCTGGCACGGTGTACACAAATGCTCAACCAAACATTACTTCTGTTGGAACATTATCAAGTTTAACTGTAACAGGTAATATTACAAGTGGTAATGCTAGTTTAGGTAACTTGGCAACAGCAACATATTTTAGTGGTGATGGTAGTTTATTAACCGGATTGCCAGCAAGTTATTCAAATACAAATGTAGCCGCATATCTCCCAACATACACCGGCAATGTCTCTGCTAACTATTTTATAGGTAATGGTGCAACCTTAACATATATAACAGGTAGCAATGTAAACGGTAATGTCACAAGTGCAGTGCAAAGTCATTATGCAAATATAGCTAATTCAGTAGCCGGAAGTAATGTAAGTGGTCAAGTAGGTAATGCATTGGTAGCCGGTACAGTATACACAAATGCTCAACCAAATATTACATCAGTTGGTACATTAGTCAGTTTGAATGTAAGCGGAGATGCTACCGTAACTGGTAATTTTACAGTAAGTGGTAATACTACATACATTAATGTAGAAACATTTAGAGTTGAAGATCCAATCATTGAATTGGGCGGCGGAGTTAACGGAGCCCCATTAATAAGTAATGACGGGAAAGATCGCGGCTCGTTATTGCATTATTACACCACCGGAGTAGTTGATGCATTTATGGGTTGGGATAACTCTAACGGTGAATTTGCATTTGGAAGTAATGTCTCAGTATCTAGTGAGGTAGTAACATTTAATAGTTTTGGTAATATCCGTGCTAATTATTTTATAGGTAATGGCAGCACATTAACTGACATAACCGGTAGTAATGTATCAGGAAATGTTACCAGCGCAGTACAAAGTCATTTTGCAAATATTGCCAACTCAGT